ACCCCCGAAACGTTTAAATGGTTCGCGCCGGAACTCGACGATCCCGAACTCGCGCGAATATCGGGTGTTGATGATTGGTCGTACTACGTTTCGGATGCAATGTTTCGTGTGATAAACGCATCGAACTTTCACGCCGAAGGGCAGGAAATTTGGTACGACTTATTCGCGTATGCTACTGGTTGCGGATATCTCGAAGAGGACGATGAAGATATCGAACCATCCGGGAAGTTCGGCGGTGTCCGATTCTTTGCGTTCCAACCGGGAACTTACGTGATTTCCGAATCGGCGCGGGGTGTCGTTAATACGATTTTCCGAGATTTCTCTCTTCCGTTGACGGCGGTTGTCGCTCGCTTCGGTGAGGCGGCGATTTCCGAAGGACTCCGAAAGAAATACGCTAACGAACGTTCGAAATTCCATGCGGTTGATCTGTGTCACGCGGTATTCCCCGCTGAAGAATTCCCTGAGAAGACGAAGGGGCCGTTCGTTTCGGTGTATTTCGAATGCGAGAAAGGACACGTTTTACGGAAACGCGACGTAGACGCCTTCCCGTATTTCGTTCCGCGGTGGACGAAAGCGAGTGGCGAATTATACGGAAGGGGGCCGGGGATTAACGCGCTCCCGAATATCCGAACGTTGAACCGTGTTGTCGAACTCATGTTGCGGAATGCGGCGAAAGTTATAGACCCCCCGCTTGAAGTCGTCAATCGAAATGTCATCGGGGATATTTCGTTAGCGCCCGCTTCATGGAATTCCGTCAAGCAATTGAATTCGATTCGCACGATGGACTTGGCGGGACGATTCGATTTGACGCAACTTCAACTCGAAGAGTTACGTGGGGCGATCCGCCGCGCGTTCCTTGTTGACCAAATTCAATTTCCACCGATGCAGGGGACTCCCGCGAGTGCCACCGAAATTGTTACGCGAATGGAGTTAATGAGACGTATTCTCGGTCCCGTCTACGGGCGCGTATTGAACGAATGGCATACCGTTATGCTCTCGTTATTGTACCGGTTGATGGCATCAAGGAAAGCGTTACCGCTGCCGCCCGCTGAGTTACTCCGCCGGGTCGGGGGGAATGCCGTCAACATTCGGTTCCGTTTCGAGAATGCGTTAACGAGAGCGCAATCCCTCGTTGATGTCGAAGCGGTCAACCGTGCGGTTGCGATTCTCTCGCAATATATCTCGGTCTTCCCCGAAGTTGCCGATTATGCTGACATGCGCGAAGCGGGAAAATTTATATTAGAAGCATCGCGCGTTCCCGCGATCCTTATTCGTAGTGACGAAAATGCGAACGCCGTTCGGGCCGCTCGCGAACAAGCGGCAGCCGAAGCCGCTCAACAAGCGCAAACGGAGACGATTTCCGAAGCGATTCGGAACGTTGCTCCCGTCGTAGGAGGGGTATGACAGAGCGCGAAAAGATGGAACTCTACCAAGACGTCTTTACATCGGACAACGGGGAACGGGTTCTCGATGATCTCGTCGAGATATTTTTTGAAGTCGTTCCCTACGAACCTGGCACGAAACAAAATATTAATGACGTCGTCTTTTTCGAAGGCTGCCGTCATGTGATCGCGCACATTTTGTATATGGCGAATCCTGAGAACGCCCATAAACCGGATAACGTTACCGAAGGAAATTACTTGTAATGGCCGACGAGATTGTCGAAACACCGACTCCCGCGTTAGGAGACGCTCCTAACGTCGAAACACCGACGCCAGTCGATACGGGGATAGCGACAACTCCCGATGATTGGCGGACACGTATTCCCGCCGAATTGAAGACGGCAACCGATTGGTCGAAATTTAAGACGGAAGCAGACGTTTTCAAATCGTATGCGGAACTCGAAAAGTACCGCGGCGATTCTGTCCGTATCCCGAAGGCTGACGCTCCCGACGAAGAGTGGGGAAAGTTTTACGATAAGGTTCGGCCAGCATCCCCCGAAGGGTATAACGTGACATTTCCCGATGTCGGAGGCGTCGTTAATTGGCCCGACGAAGACAAAACGTGGGCGACAAAAATAGCGCATGCGATAGGGCTAAGCGAACGGCAATTCCAACGATTTGTCCAAGCGCATTCCGAACGACTCGCTGAGAATGCGAAAACCCTCGACGTTCAACGTCGTGACGGGTTGAAAGTGCTCGCCGACGAATATGGGGCAACGTTTCAACGTGATGTCGCTCTCGCGAATCGCGCTCTCGATTGGGCTGGCGGAAACGATTTCCTTGAATTCGTCAAAGCGTCCGGTCTCGGAGCGGAACCCGTCTTCGTGCGGGCGATGTTAAAGATTGGTAAACGATTCGCCGATGACGGCGTTGTTCTCGGAGAAGTCGCCGGGATTATGTCGAAAGACGAAGCGCTTACTCGTATTAGTGAAATGCGCGGTGACGCGAAACACCCGTTAAATAATGATCGTCATCCGGGGCATAAAGACGCTGTCGCCGAACTCACTCGTTTATATTCGCTAGCGTACAACTAGCATTCCTTCCGAACGGGACGACCCATACGGATAATCGTCCCGTTCACCTCTCCCCACCTCCCCGCCGCTAGGTTGCGATAACGGGAAACGTGGTACCCGTTTCTTTCGTTACTTGTAGGTACTCTTTCAATGTCTCAAGAAATTACGACTGCATTTGTTCAGGCGTATCGGGATAACGTATTCCATACCGCCCAGCAAAAAGGTTCGAAACTCGCCGGTGTCTTCAAACGCGACTCCTTCACGGGGACGCATCTGTACATTGAGCGCATCGAACCAACGATTGCTTCTGTAAAAACCGCGCGTCATGCGCCGACTCCGTTAACCGAATCGCAACATTCACGGAGACGTGTAACGATTGCGGATTACCAATGGGCCGACCTCATCGATAAAGAAGATAAGCTGCGTATGCTTATCGATCCTCAGTCCGATTACGTGATGGCTGCCTCTTGGGCGATTGGGCGTGCGATGGACCAAGTCGCAATTACCGCGTTTGCAGCCGACGTCGAAACCGGGCAGGACGGTTCCGGGACAGCGACCTTCGACGCGACGATGGAAGTCAATTTGAGTTCCGGGTTGACCGTCGATGTGCTTCGTCAGTCTAGTTTTCTTCTCGATGCAAACGATGTCCCGTCTGAGGGGCGGGTATTTGTTGCGTCCATGGCGGGGAAACGACAGCTTCTCGGGACGACCGAAGCAACGAGCACCGATTATAACTCCGTGCAAGCGCTCGTGAAAGGCGATATCGATTCGTTCTACGGGTTCAATTTTATTTGGATTGCCGGAAGTACGAACGATATGGGGCTTCCCCTTACTGGCAACAACCGCACATGTTATTTCTTCCAACGCGATGCAATGGTAATGGCCGTCAACCAAGACCTTATGGTCCGTATCGACGTTCGTCCCGATCTTCAGTACGCAACACAAGTGTACGTGTGTGCGACGTTTGGCGCCGTTCGTCTTGATGAGTCTGCCGTAGGGCGCGCTATTATCGACGAGAGCGTGTAATATGCGGAAATTCCTTTACGTTACTCTCATTATTGGCAGCGTCGCAACGCTCGCGTATGCGGCGACAATTCGTCGGGAAACGGTACGTTGGGATTTCGTGAACGGAATTCGCGCGGCATCGTATTCCGATTTGAATGGAAACGCTGTTCTTCAAGCGGGAACCGAAGGCGAAACGATTGTGAATACGGTCGACGGAACCTTCGATTTGACCCGCGACGAAGCCGGTACCGTGACGGTAACTGCGTCCGATGACGATGCGACCGCCGCACTTACGATACTTCCTGGTGGTGCCGCCGCTCTTACGTTGGGCGGCGCGAGTACGACAGCGGTCACCGTAACGACTGATTCGACAGGGAACGCGGAAGTCGTTGTTCCAACGGGATCAATCGGAGCAACCGAAATAAGCGCGTCCGTTCTTCGTGTCGCGTATTGCGGACAGTTGGCGGAGAACGGCGAGATATTTCTCGGCGCACCCGCGTTAACCGCTCCCGAACCGGCGTTAGCCGACACAACGTGTGACGCGCTCGATAACGCGACCGAAGGTACGGCGGATGTCGTACTCTCCGCAGGACTCACGTTAGTCCCGCGTTATATGCGGTGCACATTGAATGGTACGTTGGGCGCGTCCGAAACGCTGACGGCGCAACTTCGTGACGATACCGCCGATGTAACCGGCGTTACGTGTTCAATGGCCGAAGCACAGACGGAATGCGAAGTTCTCGTCCCGACCGCTTCCGCAATTGCTGCCGGATCGGCAACCGCAGTCGAAGCGAACGAAGCAAGTAACAACGCTGACGACGATTTGAAATGCGTCGTTTTCTATAATATTCAGTAAGGAATATTGAAATGGCAGAATTCTCTGGAACCCCCGCAGCTTCGACGCAGTACGCTCCGTTCGAAAGTGCGTCGCTTGGGTCCGTTCAACAGGCGTTGGGGAAACCCGTCGTCTTCGATAACTTTTCCTATACTCATGCGGCGGGCGCTGGGACAGGCGAAATTAATCTCTTGAAATTGCCTCCCGGTAAATACCATATCTACCCCGAATTGTCTTTTATTTCGTTTAGTCAGTTCGGCGCGAATGCTGACGCACATCTCGGTCATCGTGCGTACCATAACGCCGATGGGACAGCCGTTGTCGCAGACGATAACGAATGGATCGATAATGGCGACGTAGGCGGGGCCGCTCGTAGTGGCCCTTGGACGGGTGGATTCGAAACCGGCGTAAACGGAACAACGAGTGCCGCGCATGCGGATTACGATGCCGCCGACGGGTTGACGATTTACCTTATGATTGACACGGGGAATATCGAAGACACCGATACGGTATCGGGGTGGATTGCTTATACGAAACTCCGTTAATTAACGAAAGAGGAAGACGATGCTAAACGTACTCGTCTTCCTCTTGTCTCTCTTCGTCGTTTCTTCGGCGTATGCGGGACAAGAGGAATTTTTCGAAGAAGTCTCGGCAACCGACACGAATACGAATGTCGCGATTTCCTTGACACAAAGCAACGATAAAGCGCATTCCGTCACGATTGTAAACGACGATCAGAGTACGGATGAAGTCTACTACGATACAAGCGATGGCGTCGCAACAACGGACAATGCGTATCTCAAACCGGGGGAATCGCGGACGATTGATTCGGGCGGCGGGGCGTTCCCGATTACGAACGTTGGAATTATCTGCGATACCGGCGAGACGGCGACCGTGCGCGTATTCGCTCTCCCGTCAAGGTGACGTATGTTGACGTTATTGTTCGTATTATTCTTAGTGACGAATGCCTTCGCGGGAGGGTCGTTTGATCGTCCGGGTGGCGGGGGCGGCGGCGCTCCAGCTACGACCCCGGGGTTAAACGAAGTCGTTACCGAAGACGATGAAGTAACGATTGCTGTAGACGCGGACACCGCCGTCAAAATCGGTGACGGGACAGACAACGTTCGTATATTTACGGACGCGACGTTCGGCCCCATCATTCGCCCGTATCTCAACGGAACGCCGGCGACATGGGACGAATTTATTGAAGACGGTGAATCAAGAGATACCGTCATCGAGAACGGTGGCGACAACGATGTGTGCGTTTCGATTGATGCAACCGGTTTAACAACGTATGACCATACCGTTGAGAGTTGCGGGACAATCGCGGGAAATATGACGTTCTCGGGAACGGTCACGCATTCCAGTACGGTAACCGAATCCGGCGTTGTCACGAATACAGGCGGACGGAAAAAGACGCCAACGTTCGGGACGGCGGATACGTATACGATGTTGGATAGTGATTGCGGAACGACCATCGGGAACGCCGACGCTGACGCGCTCGAAGTCGATTTGATCGCCGTACCAACTGGATGTGTCGTATGTTTCTACGCGGAAACGGCGCAAACGATTACCGCCGATCCGAATAGTACGGACGCGATTATTATGTCGGGGCTGACTCCTTAAGCGGGTGACGC